AAAATCTAAATGACTTAAACATTGAATAATTGAATTCATATAACATGTATTTCCCAAATTGACTAATCCATTCATATTACTTAATAATGTTTATTTATTCTTAAATACTTAAAAATAATTATATTGGTATATATTATAAAAATGAGCACACTTGATATATCCGATGAAGAACCAAATATTACAACTGAAATTGAAGAAGTATCTGATGAATCGGAAGAAGTGCCCGATAAAGAAGAAATGCCCGCATTAGAGAGTGAAAGCGAGGAAGAACAAGAGTTGAAATTAGACCCCGTTGCAACTGAAGAAGTAGTTGAAGTGGAAGAAGAGGAAGAAGAGGCAGAGGAAGAGGAACCTGTTGCAAGTGAAACAGTAGCAAACGAAGAAGCAGTAACAAGTGAAACAGTCGAAGAACCAGGGAGTGAAGCACCCCAAAGGGAACCCGAGGTTGAAGTAGTATCTAAATCATCTGTTAATGAATTAGAAAATAGAGTCAAAGAATTAGAAGAAAGACTTAATCATTTGATTGAAATTTTAAAAGATATTTTTAAAGAAGGGCAGCCGAAGTCTAAGCATCAGCTAATATCCCAATGTAATTAATTTATACTTATTTAATTAGAGTAGGCTAGACCGCCCATACCACTCATAATTCTGAGAACGTTATAGTTAATAGCATAAACTTCACGTATTGCTCCTGTACCCGAATTAACTAGTTGGGCATTATCAATTCTGGAGAAATTACAGGTTCCTGAAGGTTGGTGTTCTTCTGGTTTGAGGGCAAATGAATATACAGCAATACTATCATCCCATTTTGAGGCTTTGTTTATGGCGGTTGACGGGTCCGAGATGGCTGTTCCATTGATACCTCCAGAACCAGTATGGTATTCTAATATTTGTACTCTGGAAAAGTAATATAATGGTCTCAACGCCATACGATCATGTCCATTAAGTTTAAGGTTGTAGCTATCTGTCAAAGTCATAGTGGCGCGCGCCGAGGCGGCAGTGCCACCAGAAGCAGTATGCGCTCCTGTCCAAATAATTTCCTTAACAGGGTGATTAAAATTTAAATCCATTGACTTATCCGCGCCGGTGGTTTGATGCTGAACTTGTTCAATTAAATATTCATGAGAAACTTGAGCAAATCTACGTCTTTCATCAGTATCTAAGTAAATATAATCAACCCATAGCTCTTGACTGGAGACAGTCTGGAACCCAGTAAAAAAATTATGTTCTAAAATAACTTTTACTTCATGATATTGAAGGGCAATTAGTGGAAGAGCAAGACCTGGATTGCGACAAAACCAGAATTGTAATGGAATAAATACTGTCGTGGCCGGTATTGATCCATCAGCGAAACCTCCTGAAGCAGTGGTTCTTTGATATAATGTAGATATACTTTGAGTTTGCCCGTCGGCGCCCGGTGCGACATCTCCACCACTACATACGCCATAAGGATTTGGTTGAGTTAACTGAGCCCATACTTCTAACCAATGACCATAATGTTTATCAATAAGTTGACCACCAATTTCTAGTTCAATAGTATTAATTGACCAACTACCAGCATTATCATCACGGAGTGCGCCGGCACTAGCAATTTGTAGCCACATTTTACCAACTAAATCACCATTTCGTGATATAGTTGCAGTGCAACGACCATCAGCGCTAGTGCCATCTGTGCCATTCCATGTTTGCTGAATAGACTCCATCGAGAAATTAGTGTGTCTGCGGTAGACAACTTTGAAGAAAGTGATTTGCGGGTTACCAGTAAGGTAGATGTCTTGAGCGCCATAAGCGACTAGTTGCATTAATCCTCCTCCCATATTTTATACTATACCATAGATTTTTTTTTTGATTAAATTAAACTTAATTTTTATTAAATTTATTATAAAAAAGATATCTTAAAAAATTAAATTAACTTAATTGGATTAACTTAGTTAGAATATGCGAGGCCACCCATACCACTCATAATTCTAAGAACATTGTAGTTAACAGCGTAGATGTTTTCAGAAGTAGAAATAGCAGTACCCGAACTACTTGTGTCTAACTTAGCGTTGTCAATTCTAGAGAAATTACACGTTCCAGATGGTTGATGTTCCTCAGGTTTGAGGGCAAAAGAATAGACATTAATTTTTTTATTCATGTGTGATGTATCCGCTTCATCATGGCCCACGAGTTCAATATGTACATGATCTTCAGCTGTTTCAGTTGATGCAAATGTCAATACTGTATCTAATATAACTAAAATAACTTGATCATCGAGAGAATTACCATCACCTGTGTCCATGGTCTCCTTATCCATTACGGTGCCAGATTTCAAGGGTCCAAGAGTGCCCTGACACAATGCAGAAGTGGTGGCAGAATTCGAAACCAAGAATCTAACTGTTGCGTCAGTTGTAGTCGAATGAATACCAGTCGCTTGAGTGGCCGAAGAGTCGATTACAGTTATTTTTAATTTGGTTCCTTGTGTTATGGTACCACTTTTAATACAACAAGCAGCAGTTAGATTACCTATAATAAAAGCAGATGCGGAAGTCGAAGCAACAGCTATCGCAACATCGTCTGCCGGAGCAGATGTTAGAACAGTTGATGCGCTATCAATTGTCACTAAATTAATCTCGGCTAAAGCACATGCCAGATTATTAATACCAGCTGCGTTCGTCTGGATCGCGCCACCAGATTTTATAAGCGATTCGGAACCGGCAGCAGCAGCTTTCGATACTGGAAGATTCTGGTGTGGTATAGCAGTGTGATAGTCTAATGGTTGTCTGAGCTGGAAGTATTCTTCTTCTTGAGCCGCAAAACGATCGTGTCCATTTAATTTGAGTTGAGCAGTACCGTATGCGGTAATTCCCGATTGAGATGTCCAAATCAATTCTTTAACTGGGTGATTGAAGTTTAGTTTAGTGCTATTGTTACCAGAAAATGTTTGTTTCTGGACCTGCTCAATAAGGTATTCGTGAGAAACTTGTGCGAAACGACGACGTTCATCTGTGTCAAGGTAGATGTAATCAACCCATACATTTGAAGATGCGACTTCTCCAGCATATTCTACATGTCCTACTGTAGTATTACCCCATTTTATCTTAAGTTTAACTTCATGATATTGTAAAGCAATAAGTGGTAAAGCAAGTCCAGGATTACGACAAAACCAAAAGTTGAGAGGAACTTGTGTCATTCCCACAGAATTTTCTGTAGGAGTATGCAAACAGTGTTGCATAGATCTAAATCCTAATCTTTTTCCAGATGGGACAGTAAGTTCATTCCATATATCATTCCATTCGGCTGTTTGACGATCAATTAATTGGCCACCAATTTCTAATTCAACTTGAGCAACAATTTTAGAACCATCAACGACAGAAGCAGAAGTATTCGTGACATACACTTTGCCAACTAAATCACCATTACGAGAAATAGTGACAGTAGATGTATTCCCTGATGCAGGAGTGCCATTAATAGTTTGTTGAATAGTCTCCATCGAGAAGTTAGTGTGTCTGCGGTAGACAACTTTAAAGAACGTGATTTGCGGGTTACCAGTAAGATAGATATCTTGAGCGCCATAAGCTACTAGTTGCATTAATCCTCCTCCCATATTTTATACTATAACATAGATTTTTTTTATAAAGAAATTAAACAAATAAATTAAACAGAAAATAAATTATTAAATAAAATGACAACAATTATTGATTCCATATAGGATAATTTTCTAAAATCTTTAGTTCCAACCATATTATATGTTAATTTAGGCATTATAGAATTATAGGACCACTGTACTAACCATGCTTTAATAAGAAATATTAAGACCATCATAAAAAATAGATTCATTGAATTAACTTTCATTTTATTACCTTTCACAAATCCGCCGATCATTTTATAATATAATAAAATATTATTATTTATTTATATTTCTTATATAATTTTTCATCTGTCATTATATATGGTTCAAATACTTTATTATTTTGATCTAAATATTCATCATTCAGATCCAATACCTGTTTAACAGGATTCATAATTTGATTTGTTATATAAAACGAATAATCAATATTTAAATTATTTTCTTTAATAAATTCTGGATGTTCAATTCTATTCCCTTGTAATATTCTTTTTTTTCTGTCTTTTCCTTTATTTTTACCACTTTTATATTGTGAACTTCTATCAAATACAATATCATATTCTTTAATATCAACATATGCATATGGTATTCTATCATTTGCTTTAGGTTTATTTCCTGGATCTCTTTCACCAATTCTATCTGCTAAAACTTTATGAGCAATTGATTCTGGATTTTTATACATACTTCTTAAGGATTTAGAAATTATAAAATAATTATCTGTAAAATGATTATTATTAATTTGTTGTAATGTCATATCTAACCACTCTAATGCTTTATTATAATTTCTATCAACCATTATTTTTTCAATAATATTACCATATACATATTTTACTATTGGTGCATTATCCCGCCTCTTTAAGACAATACCCATAGAAGTTCTCGCACATTTTTTATTATCAACATCTGATTCAAATTCATATTTATCTCCAATATATCGTTTCTTTGATATCAAGATGAATGGATAAAATGTCTTTTCATATTCTAAATTTTGTGGAGGTCTTAATGTTTTATCCACAAATTTACCAGATTCAATTCCACAATTAATACAATGCTTTAATAATTTATTTTTGTCTTTAATTTCATTACCATCTTTATCATCCCTACTAAATTTAATGAATACAGAATCTGTATCACCATATATAATATCTGGTTCTTTATAATCATTTTCTTTAGCCCACTCTTTTACTCCTATACTTGCATCATCTATTCTACTTCTACCAACACTTGTTGTACATGCTGCAATATTTTTCATATAAATACTACTAGTTCTAGCACCCAATTGACCATACACTGAATTTGCTGTAACTTTATATGCTAATTGTAAA